TCATACAATATCTGATGGAGAATATGCTAATTTATTGTACGAATTATTTGGTCATGAGCGAGTTGAAAAGGAATTAGAAGCGTTCTTGAAGCATGATTTTTTCCCACGATTTGGTGGGGGGATAGGTGTAACAAGACTTTTAAGTGCTTTAACTAACTGCGGAGTGGCGAAATAGGCAAACGCGATCTGTTGTTGGCAGAGAATCTGGTGGTTCGACTCCACCCTCCGCAGCCATCTAGAGAAAGTATTTAGGAATTTAAAACAATGGGAAAAATAAATGGTAGCATTTTCACATTTGTCAATGATTGCGTTTGTGATATTAGGTTTGTCTATGGTGAGATTAATGATAAATTACAGTTCATTATTTGCAAAGAACTATAATGATGATCCAAATGATGATGTTATATTTTACTGGCCTCATACTGCTATTTGTTTCATAACCTTTTTCACTATTATACTATTTTGGTGGACATCCTATCCCCTGAGAGACTTATCTTATTATCCAAATGAGGGATGGAACCTATTCACATTTCTATTATATTTGGGAGTGCCATTCATGTTCTTTATGGTTAGTGAAGTAGTAGCACCACAACCAGAGACATATAAGGACAAAGAGGTTAATCTAAAGGAATATTATTACCATAATCATAAGGTCATACTAGGTCTAGCATGGATGTTACAACTATTACTCATAGGAAATTTATTCGTATTTTTTCAGGGAGAGGTTGAATCACTCAAGTTTGTTGGTAGAGTCATTATGTTATGTGTCATGGCTCCGATGGTGTTTAGTAGCAATAAAAGAATACATGAAATTGGTATGGGTATATTCTTAGCAGGATTTGTTTATACTATTTTGAAATATCATATTTACCCTGTTATATGAAATTACATGATTCTCTGCATTATGATGATGCGGGAAAAATCCTCAAATTTTATCCATGTGATACAGCTGAAGCTTGGAATTATAATTGTAAACATAATTCTAAAGTAGTCAAAGAATTAAATTGGACAGAAGATAGTATAGAGTATAAATTTAATTCTCATGGTTTTAGATGTAATGAATTTAATGATAACCCCGCAATCATGTTTTTGGGATGTTCATTAACTTTTGGAATTGGGATGCCCAAAGAATCATGTTGGACATATCTAGTAGCAAATATGCTTGGGTTAGAGGAATTTAACTTGGGGAATGGTGGTGCGGCTAATGATACATGTTTTCGTTTAGCAAGTTATTGGATTGGTAAATTAAAACCACAAATTGTATTTTATATGGTCACTTTTGATGATAGATTGGAAATTTTTGATAAGGACAGCCCAACTGCATATGATAGTGTTAAGGTTTGTTATCCAAGTGATTTAAACTTTGCAGGATATGGTCTATATAAACCTTATGATAGAAGAAAATATAACAGAAGAGAAAAGGATAATGAGCAAAAATTCACATATGAAAAATGGGCAATTAACAGATGGAATGGTGAACTAAATCGATTAAAAAATGTAATGGCAGTGAAGCATATATGTAAGAATTATGGAGTGAAATTTTGTAGTCTCGAAGCAGATATCATAGAACAAGATAAATGTGCGCGTGATAGTGTACATCCAGGAATAAAATCAAATAAAATTACAGCATCAGCAGTACTAGATCATATAGATGAACAAATTGAATTTAGTTGAATTGCTCTTTGGTGAAGATAATTTCGACTATACTAAAAGTGATGTAAAAGATTTTGTTGTTAAGTTAACAGATCTAAAAAGAACCAGACTTTTTATTGAAAATTGGCACTATTCTGGTAGTGTAAATGGATTGAGGATCTCTCAGATTTTTGGTCTATTCTACCAAGGTAACTTGATTGGTGCGATGATATATGGCCCTCTAGGGATGCCTAATATCTGGAAAAAGTACGCAAAAGAAGAAAGTAAAGTGATAGAATTAAAAAGACTCTGTTGTATTGATAACACACCAAAAAATACAGAGAGTTATTTTATTGGTAAGACACTGAGATGGTTGAAACAAAATACTGATTATGATCTGATAGTATCATACGCTGATACATTTTATGGTCATAGTGGAGTCATTTATAAAGCATCCAATTTCAAACATGTTGGAATGACAACTAAGGGTAAAGTTATTGATTATAAAGGTAAATTTTATCATGACAAGTGTATAAGAACCTATTATGTTAACAAGAGTGGAGGAAAGGTGTTAAAACCTTTTGCTCAGAGAGTTAAGGATGCGTTAGAGTGTGGTGAAGCAAGATATATAGAAATGCCAGAGAAGAATATATATACATATCCGTTAAGAAAGGTGATAAATGGGAATAAATAAGACTATTAACAGACATTGGAGAGATTGGGCCGCATTAGTATATTTGTTTATTTGTCTGGTTGATTTTTTCATTGCTCCTTTGATGTGGAACATAGGCATGAATATGCAAAGTGATGAAATAAAAATGAACACAAGTAGATGGGCACCTCTTACATTACAGGCTGGAGCAATGTTTCATCTATCATTTGGAGCTATATTAGGTGCAACAGCATGGAGAAAAAAAGATGAAGTGGAAGTACATAATCGTAATGGTGGCTCTAGTTCTTAGTGGATGTTCAAAAGGTAAACCTGACACCAATAATGATTTGGGTAGTGGTGATAAGTCAAATTTACCAGTTTCATTAACTTCTCTTATTGAACACGCAGAATTATGTAAAGCAATTTACGATTTAGGTGGTGATCAAAAAGATGAAGTTGCATTTGAAGTAAAACAAGATAGTGGTATAACAATAATTGTTATTAGGGGTACTGCTAATGCAGAAAATGTACAATCTGATATTGATGTAAGATTAGTAGATGATACACGTACAGGAATCAAACTCCATAAAGGATTTAGAGATGCTTCTTTAGGCATTATGGAAATTATAGATAGAGATCATACAGTTGAACATACTGTACACGTTACAGGTCACAGTTTAGGTGGAGCCGTTGCACAAATAATAGGAATGTGGCTTCACAAGAGAGGTAAAAATGTTCAAGTTTTCTCTTACGGATCACCAAAAGTTTCTTCTCAAGTTCTTGATAGCCAACCCACTCATTGGCGTGTGGTTCGCCGTAGTGATCCTATCCCTTTTACTCCTCCTTGGCCTTACCGTCATACAGGACTTTTTATAGATAGTCAGGATTTGGATTGGGGACCCGACAACGATAATGGTTTGATTTCACAAACAGATGGATTAACTCATGCAATTGCAAAATATGTAGAAACATTAAAGGAACAATTATAACGATGGCAAATGATGTAAAAGTTTTAAAATTAATAACAGGTGAAGAAGTGATTGCGAGAGTATCAGAAGAACACAACGATTTACTTACTTTAGAGAAACCGATGACATTGCAAATGATACCTCCCAATACCTCAACAGGACAAATGGGGTTTGCAATGGTGCCTTGGATGAAAGCAGCAAAAAATAACAAGGCTACAATCTCAATAGAACACATTTTAGTTACTGATGAAGCATCAGACCAAACTGAAAAAAATTATCTTCAAGTGGTAACAGGACTTTCTTTATAATGTATAAACCCTTACCAGATTCGATAACGATTAAAGAATCTCCCATTGATGGACTCGGGCTCTTTGCAACAGAGAAAATTAAAGCCCATTCATTAATTGGGGTTACACACCATCCCCGAAAAGAAAGTGAAGACGGACACATTCGCACCCCTTTGGGCGGATTTGGAAACCACTCTGATGATCCCAACTGTTTCAAACTTTTGATGGAAAAAAGTGGTGATTGGTGGATTGGTGCATCAAAAGATATTGAGCCAGGAGAAGAACTCACTTGGACATACACCCTTTATACCCCCATTTAAACATTTTAAAAAAAAACTTGACATTTCCCCCCAATTTGATATAATAATAATAATATGTATTGTACTAAGTGTAAAATTAAATTTCCAGATCAGATAACAAAACATTCTTGTAAGAGTATAACGGAACAGCCGGAAAACTACGAAGGATTTGTTTATAAAATTGTTGTATTGAAAACTTCTGTTAAAACAGAAGCAACAATATATGTGGGAAGTCATGGTAGTGAAAAACACGAAATAAAAGTTGGGGATGGTTATTGGCATTCTTCTACATGTGATATTTTTCAAGAAATATATACCAATTCGTCATCTGAATTATTTTATGAAGTATTAAATTACCAAGATGATTATAAAATAACCTTAAATGTAGAGGCAAAAATGCTAACAGAAGTAAATGCAAAAGATAAAGATAATTATTTCAATAAACACAATGGATCATCGGCTATTAATAATGATGTAGAATATGCTGAAAATCTTGTCAAACGAATTAGGGC